ATCAGAAAAGGGATCTAGTACACTGATAAAAACCTTACCTAAAATTGTTTTCTTATAAGATGCTATAGGCGTACCTGCTTGCATCTGTGAGAAAGTCCTGGGGTCAAAAGTGTTAGCCATTTACTTGAATTGCTCCTTCCTTTAAAGTATATTAGTAGGGGGGTCTTTCAACCCCCCTAATATTATCAAACTAATTATGCAACCCCTAAGCAGTAGATGCCCTGAGCGTTGTCGATGATGAACCCGTATTCCTGGTACATATCGAATTTCCACACAGGAGGTGTCGGTTCCATATCAGTAAATTCTTTCGGGCGGGCTTCCCCGTACGTAATAAACTCACCAACATTTTCCCCGATAACCATAATTCTACCAGTAGGAAGCTGAGCTGTATAGTCGTCAGCGTTGTTATAAGTCTGATTGAGGGCGATAATCGGCACGCCGTAAAATTTACCCAACCAACCAGTCTGCATAACTTCCTGCAACTGAGAATCAATACCAGCGTATCTACCAGTAATACCGCTAGAATCCTCGCCCCAGAAAGCACCAAATTTGGTGATCGGAGTAAGATCAGAGCGCAGACCAACAATGGCCTTAGCACCTGAGGTAGTTTCATTGATTCGCTCAATAGCATCTTCAAGAGCAGTCGATGTAATAGCTGTACCTAAATTGGTATAGTTATCAGGTGTATTGCCAGCAGTCCAGATCGTACTCAGAGCGGTGAACACCTTATTCTGATAATGATCTTTCAGTTTGGCTAACGCCTCTGCACGAAGACTTTCGATAGTACCAATATCACCCGACTCTAAGTCCCACTCGGAGGCTTGTACGCCAACGATAGAACCGTCAAGGATGAAATTGATACGATCCGTCACTGTAACTTCGTTTCTCAACGGCTTCGCACCAGGAACGAAAGTGTATACTTCTATACCCTTGCGGACCTTTCTAATCAGCGCGTCCCCTTTGTTGAGTCGGCGAGTATTAAGCAACATCGACACAAAATCTGTGGTAATGTGGCTAGGCTGAATGTATTCAACCATCAACTCTGCCAAGGCCCCGCGTTCACTCTTGTCCTTCATAGATGAAGCAAGGGCTTCCTTTAATTCAGTCGAATCTCCCATTTTTATTCACTCCTCCAATACTGATTACTCAGTAATTCTAACTGTTAATCTACCTGTAGTAGAGTCATATCTATAGACTTCCCCGACCACTTGATCGGCATCCATAGAAGCCTCGTATTTAATCTTACCAGCAGTACCAGCGCCATCTGTATTTGTATCTGCAACAGCAACCAACGTACCAGGGGTAGCGAGATTGGCGTTCCAGATGTAGCATCCAGAGGGCAAGGTAAAATACCCGCCTCTAAAGGCAAGAGATTTGTAACCAGAGGGAATTGTCAACCCCTCCTGGTTAGCGGGGTTCGTACCGTATAAGGTAAGCGAAGCGGGCAGGTTTGCAGTCTGGTCAAAGCCACCAACACGCAGAGAATAGCTCAGTTTGGGGTAGGCGAGTGCGGCGGGGAACTGTCTATTATCGACAGGCCACGTAATGCACCACCGAGCCACTGTAGCTTCTGCGGCAGTTGCGGGAACTTTGAAACCAGGCAAATCTGTGTCGCTACCAAAATCATTGTCCCAAGAGTGCGAAGTTAAAAGGCCGAAACGACCCTCTACGACATCTGCTGTCGGAACCACACCCTTAATATCTTCGTAATGACGAATTTCCATTTTAAATTGTCACTCCTTTATTTTGCAAGTCTGGCGCGTAACATTTCTGCCAAGTCTTGTGTAGTATAATTTGATTTCCCTCCACTGAGTGGGGGAAGTTCTGTACTTGCGGATGAGTCCGACGGCTTATCTTCTTTAGACGCGAAAGAGACTGCTTCCTGCACAAGAAACTCTAAAGCTTCCTGCGACAAGGTTAACAGCATGGCTTTCTTTTCTGCAAAGTAATCTTCCGTCTTATCTAATCCAGCTTCCTTGAACATTAGTTTAATGGCGTTTAATTTATCCATATCGGCCTGTTCTTTTTCTACACCCGCTTTAAACTCTTTTAAAGACTCTAATTCTGATGTAGCTAGAACCAACTCTTCTTCTTTAGCGGTGAGAGAGGCCTTCAAGGTTTCAATTTCGCTCTTAAGTTGTTCTAATTCTTCCAACTTATTTTCCTCCTTATCTTTAATCGAGGCCACTTCTATAATCGGCGTACGGCCCGCATAAGCTGGCATACCAACCAATGTTACTGCTCTGAGAGCTGTTCCAGTCAAGTCTGCGATCCCATCTTCCTTTTCGACTGCTTGTTCATAGAACACTTCCCATGACAATTGCAAGGGTTTTTTGTTTGTGTAACGCTCTTTAATGTATTGAATGTCTTCGGGTCGTTCTCTATCCCAAAGAGCGGCTAGGCCTTGAATTTGATTACTGGCTTTCTTAAGATGAGAAATGACACCTATTGGAATAGCTTCATCGTGTCCCTCTTTAATCTCACCTAATGCCATTTTAATAGGCATGTAAACACCAGTACGAATTAAGTTCTCGAATTCTGTTTCAGGAATTCTCTGTTTGTTTAAATTTGGTTCGCTATCTGTTAAGATAAACTTGGCCCAGGTAACGGCGGGGTTCAACGAGATTGCGGCGAAAGCCTCATTCTCTGCTTCAGGGTCGTACAAACCAAATTCAACATTATAAGTTACCTTTTCCATGTATACTCCCACCCGATTACTATAAATCGGGTATATAATCTAAGTCTACTTCCATTATAAGGCACGACTAAATTTTCTGATAATTTTAACCACTTTTGTTAGGGGTTCCGGCAGGACGCCCTGACGGTTTCTCTGTTTGAGTGCTGGGCGCTTTATCTACACCACGCCCACCATCAGCAGGGGTCTTACTGTTAGGGTTCTCTGCAAACTCTGGTACGCCAGCGGCCTTAATTTTACTCATTTCTTCCTTTCTATTTTCGAGTTCGTCGTCAAAGTTAAAGCCAAAATACTCGTCAATAGACTTTCTAGAAATGTTGCCACGATCATATAACTGAATTAGACTGTTAGCAAAGATAGCAAACTCAGCCAACTGCAAAGGTCTAAAGGTGACCTCAGGAGTACTCTTTAGTTTATTGGCTCTAGCGATTTCATTTACAATGTTCTTTATCACACTAAGCACACGCTCTCGCATATTATTCATAGTCTGTAGCGGGGACATAGTAGCGTACTGGGCATCGGAAGCATTACTTCTTTCAGTCTCACCAGTAATTAGAATTCTAGGAAAGCCCAGTGCGAAGATGATATCTTGATTGACGTCCTTATATTTAGCTTCGTCTAACAAAGCATTGGTATCAGGCATTACCCACTCTAGATTTAGAGTGTGGTTGCCGAACAGCATAAAGATTCTTTCAATATCTTTCTCGCTAGTATTACGCCACAACATCTGATTACGAATTGAATCAAACTGATCTTGGTCATCTTCTGTAACGGGAAATTCATCAGAACCTAGTTTAACCAGCAGAATAGCACTGATAACTCTAGAGGCGATAGCATAGTCCATGCGTCTGAGATTTCTTTTATGTTTGAGAGATTCAATGGCTGGGTAGAGAAACGGAATAGGATACGGTGAGTTACTAAGAACTTTTCTTCTAAGAATGTTCTTATCTACAACCTTGAACTTAGTTTGACCAGCGGCTACCTTCTGCACAAAGTCAGGGTAATTGGCGGCTAACTGTTCATATAGTTCTATATCATTAGTACCATCACTATACTTCCCTTTATTTCTAATAAAGAATATAGTAGCATCGTCCACCTCTAAGAAATAAGAGGGGGTAGCTGAGGCGAAAGTTTTATTAATTGTAATTGTGGCGGGATCACGTAACCATAGACTGTCTGGCAATTGAAGTGTATCATATTTCTTAATGCCCAACTCTTTTACCTGCTCTTTAGTAACAGGTACAATCTTATATTCTGGTACAACTAGGCCAGAGATCAAGTACTCTAAAGCCATATTCTCAGAAAATTCTTTTAGTTGCTGTTCGATACCTGTAAAGATTCTATACTCATTGTCACTTAATCCGTTCTTACTAAATACCAGTTTGTTAATACCAATCTCAACCAGTTTGTTAATAACGGTGGCGCTGAGCGCATCGTGAGTGTAGAAGAACCGACACGCTTCAATTACTTTCTTAAAATTCTTCCCTGAAAGGGTATCCATCTTATCGACGTCTTCACTATTCCAAGGGTTACCATCACGATAACTATAAATGTTAATAGCAGATTTTGTCAATTTTATGGTTGGTTTATCTATAATTGCAGTAGATTCGTCTGTCATATTTTTATCCTACTAGCCAGGAGAA